GATCCAAGGCCATACAACCCTGAAAGCTGCGTCTGGTAATTCTGCATTCGCTGGTTGTATTGGTTTTGCAGCGCCGTTTGCTGCATCCCAACCGCGCCCAGGTAATCAGTCGGCGCCACGTTCGTCTGCGGCGTGTTCACAAAGGAAGGCGACCCCACCATCTGCCCGGTAAGCAGCGCCGTCGCCTCGTTGATCGGCTGCCCGCGCAAGGCAAGCTGCTCCTGCAAGCGTTGTTGGCGCAGCGCCGCCATGCGGTTTTCTTCCTGGCCAGCCGCGCCAACAATCGCAAGGCGCTGATCGGCAACTTGCTGCTCGTATTGGTTCATCGCGTTGCGGTAAGCCTCAGAACCAAGCATGATTCCTTGATTGGCAAGGCGGTTTTCCATTGCCGCCCGGTCCCGATCAAGCTGTGGTTGCAAGCGCTCCATCAGTGCGGTTTCCACCGCATCGCGGCCCATTGCCGTGTCGCCATACGCGCCGGGATCAAACTGGAATGGTCGGCCAAGCTGTTCCTGCACCGCGCCAAGCTGCCGCACCGCCGCCGTGCCGTAAAGCGATTGCGCTTGGCAGCGCCTCTTGTTCAGCAGGCGATAGCGTTTGCGTGGCGGTAAAGCGCGGCGTCCCGTCCGCCCAAGTGCCCGCCTGGGCATATTCCAAGTTGCCATAAGGCGTGTATTGATTAACCGCATTCAAGCCGAATTGCGTAACTGCGGTTTCGCGATTGGCCGTTGCTTGCGCTCGCGCCGTGGCGGCAGGATCAGGCGCGGGCGGCGCGCTCGGTGCCCTCTTACCCATGATTGACAGTCTCCTTATACCACCGCGACCGCTGCCATTCGCTTCGCAACATCGCGCAGATTATCGCGTGAACCTTTGGCCCGAAATGATGCCGAAGCGTGGCCTCGGGCTTCAATCCAATGCCCTTGTTAAACCGCAAGGCGCGCCCCGCATTGTGCGGGCTGGCAGCCCATAGCTTGTTTGCGCCGGCCACCGTAAAGGCATAGCCAAAGATGCCTGCCAAGGCTTCGCGGCCTGCCCAGCGCGGGCTATCTGCCGCAATAGAAGCCTGCAACGTGCGGGCCTGATCCTGCCAGTCATGAAACACAACCACCGCCGCGACATGCCCTTCACGCAACACCGCCGCCGCCTGGCAAGGGCCAAAACCAACCGCGCCAACATGCTCAATTCGCTGCCCGCACCATTGCGCCAGCGCGTCATTCTCGCGCGCATCGCGTGGCCAATACAGCGTCATAGCGCGGTTGCCTGAGATGGTTCCATCAGCACGTCAAAAGCGCTAACGGCCATGGTCGCGCCTTGGCTTGTCATCTTCATTCGCACTGCCGCGCAGCGCCCCAAAGCGTGAACGCCGATCCATTGTTGCGTCACCTGTTCCCCATCTGCGGCCCAGACATCAGCATCCCAAACCGCCGCATCCCAAAGCGCGCCGAAAACCGTAAAGCTAGGCGAACCGATCGGATCGCGGTTTCCAAAATCCACATCAAGCGTGATGCGCGGAACGGGCGCACCGTTAGAAAGAAATACCGGGCGCAGCATCGTGAACCGCTTTAGCCCGCCACGATCCTTGAAGTATTGAAAGGCGGTTTTCATGTCCGCCTGAATGTCTGCGCCGTTGTCCGTTCCGCCGACATCCGCCCGAAAAACCCGCGTCGAGCCGCCAAAATAGATTTCATTGCCCAGCATAGACCATGAAAAGGCGTTTTGCCCCGTAAAGCGGCACCAAGCGCCCGTAATCGTGTTCATCACAAGCTGGACGCTTTGCGTTGCCGAGATCGGAACGTTGAAAAGGCCCCAATTACCAGCCGGATAGCTAATCGCCTGCCAGCCGAAATTTGTCCGGTATGCCCGCACATATGTCGAGAATAATTCCCGAATGCGGTCAGTAATGGTCGCGGTATTTGCGGCGGCGCGGTCCACATTGATAGCCTGCAAAAGCGAAATCACGCCATCATCCGTAATCAGCGCAGCATCGCCGCCAACTCGAAGGAATGCTCGATCGCCAATCGGCGCCCCAACCCGAAAGACGCCGATCAAAGCCCATTCGGAAGCCGTGCCAGGATCAGTGCCCTGGTAGATGGCGACTTCGCCCTTGTCAGAAACGAAAGCCAGAAAATCATCCGGCCCGCTGCCGGCGTCTTGCGAAAGCGGAATGATGGCTTTCACCTTGCCGCCCATGCGAAACACAGCGCCAAGCGGGAAGGCGGTGGAATTGCCTGCGATTGCCTTGGTGGCCAGATAATAGGCCGTTGCGCTGTCTTTCTCGATCAACCACAAGCGTTCTTTGTGGGAAGCCAAGCCAATGATATTGGATGAAGTGACGCCCGTAATTGAAGGCGTGGTCCAAGTGCTGCCATCATAGGCGCGTATTGCATCGGCGCCATTGCAACACACAAGGAACGTCCCGCCTGACGTGGTTTTCACCACATGCTGCCAGCGCGCGTTTGTTAGGCCCGACACCACCGCCGCGCCAACCGCGCCCGCCGTGGTCACGTCATAAATGGCGGTTCCAGACGCGGCAAATAGCTTATTCGTGCTTCCACTGGAATACTGCATTAGACTTTCGACGTTGCCCGGAAGGCCCGTCACATGGCTTTGATGCCCGCGCCGCAGTGCCACGTCATTCCCGCGCGGGAACCAGTTATCAAGCATGATGGCGTCTGCCGCGTCCATAGACGCCAGCGCATCGCGCGCGTTCAAGCCTTGCACAGGGGGCGGTATAGACACCACCCGCGCCGTACCCGCCGCCTGTTTGGTGGGGCGGATCATAGCGGCCAAGATCCATCTTGAATGCTCGGCACACGCGGCGCCGGGTCATAAAGCCCGCCCATGCTCACCGTGCGCTTGCCAGCGTCGCGGCCTATCGCTTGGTTCACTTGCGCTTGATACTCCTGCAATTCGTCAGCGTAGGACAAGCGATTGCGCTTCAGCCAGCGCCAGATAATGCCAAGCGTGATCAATTCTTCATTCAGAAGCGCCGTGTTGGCGTCATTCGTCCATGCGTCAGCCTCGCCAAGCCCGTCGCCATTCGTGTCAACCCAGAAGCGCGAGACATATTCAAAACGCACATTCTCGCCCGCCGGCGGGTTTGGGATGATTAGGAATGCGTTACCGCGTTGCCTGAAATGCAACCAAACTCCGGTTTTGCGTGTAATTCCATGCGGTTTCATTTATGAAACGATCAAAATCAGCCGGGATTGCGCCCGGCTGCGTTTCGGCTGCAACTGTGGTGAAGCTGCTTTCCTTTGTCAGGTTTTGCCATGCCACCCGCCGCGCCAATTCGCGCCCCTCTTGCGTAGCCAAGGCGCGCATAACGCGGATGTTGTCATCACCCGACGACATGACCGCGCCCGGCATTGGAATGCCAAGCCTATCGCAAGCCGTTTGAACCAGCGTGAGTAGTGACATTTCCGCACCCCTTAGCCAAGCGCCGCCGCTACGCCTTCCGGCTTCCGGCTGCGCTTTTTGTCAGCTTCTTTGGCCATTTCGTCGGCCAATTCAAGCGCCACGTCGCGCTCTTTCTCCAAGGCTTCCACCTTTTGGCGCAGCGCCGCCAATTCTTCCGAGACCGGCGCCAGATTGGCCCGCGTATCAAGCAAGGCCTTGGCCTTGGCGCGCATTCCGATGATGCCGGGGATCGGCAGCTTATTCAGCGCCGCTTCTTCCGCATTGGCCAAATCTTCGACGCTGCGGATTTCAACCTGCGCCAAAACGCGGACCATTTCTTTCGTAGCGAATGGCGCAGCGTCCAAAGGAATTCCGATAACCGGTGCATCTTGGCCTTCCTTCCAGCGTTCGTAATAGGGCTTGATCACTGCCCAAATTTCTTCACCAACCACGCCCTTCTTCAACCGTGACACCTTTTCGGCAACGGTTGACCGCATGGAATCACCCCTCTTTACCCACCGCACCCAATCGGCGGCTTTCATATCGGCGCCCTCGCCGCTGTATTCGGTCCAAAACTCAATCGGCATTATGGCCACGGGTTCGCGGCTTTGTCCGGTTCCACTCATAAGGTCATCTCCAAAAGAAAGGCCGGGGATTGATTTCCCCGGCCCCGTTGATCATCAGATCACAACACCCTGGATCGAATAATTCAGGATACCAGGCGCCGTGCCAGCGCCAGCGCCGCGCGCCGTGGTCAGGAAGATGCCATCACAGGTAAAGGAACCCGCAGTGCCATCATCATCAAGCTGCCCAGCCGTGGCCGTGGTATTCAACCGCGCATTAGCCGCGCATGACGCGGCGACTTGCACGTTGCACACGCCCTTCACCTGCAACCAGCCGTAGCTGCTGGCGGCAATGGCGGAAGGCGCCACGCCAAGCAGATCACCGCGCGCGTCGTTCGACGTGCTGACCATGACGGCGCCATAGGCTTCGTCAATGGTCGCCACGAAGTTTGCCGTGATGCCGCCAACACCAGCCAGGACAAACACGTATTCGTTGCCAAGCTGGTCAATGTGGCGGTCGCCCAGGCCGAAGCCTTTGCCTTGCGTAAGCTCGGCGGCAGTGAAAGAGCTGAGAACATCAACCCCAATTAGCGTAGTCATGTGTCGTTCTCCTTTCGATTACGACGCGTCAATAAGGATGCCTTGCAGGCTCCGGTTGGAGCAAACAAGCTGGCCCTGCCAGAACATCGGGATCACAACCGCATCTTGGTTGATTGACACTTTTTCGTCGTCAACCGTCCAATTCGCGTCACGATGCGCAATCAATTCGAGATAGTTGGTATTGAGGAAATACATCCTCTC